AAGGCCGAAGAGCAGCTTGATCGAGCGGAAGACCTATCCGGCAAGGAGGACGTGCGCGAAGCGCTCCTGGACATTTTCAAGGACGTTGAGAAGGGCTTCGACAACCAAGCGGAGCGCTCCGACAACAACATAGACTGGTGGGAAATTTACAACTGCGAGTTGGGTAGTCGGCAGTTTTACAACGGCACGTCGCAGATTTTTGTTCCCATTGTCCGCAGCGCGATTGATGCACGCAAGACCCGCTATACGAACCAGATGTTTCCGACCACCGGGCGATACGTCGAAGTGACGACCGAGGATGGCACGATGCCATTCACGGAAATGGCGCTACTTGAGCACTATGTCCGGCAGGCCAAGGTGCGCACGCGCATAGCGCCCCCGTTGATGAAAAATGGCGACGTAGAGGGGCAATATACGATTCAAGTCGCGTGGGAGGAAACCCGGCGCAATGTCGTGCAGCGGGTGAAGAAGCCCGCCGAGCTGGAAGAGCTGGAGACGCCTGAAGAGATAGACGATATTCAGGAAGAAGAGCTGGTTGACGGCAAGCCGGTTGTCTATGTCATCGCCGATTCCGACTTGCTTGTGCTGCCGGCAACCGCCGACTCAATCGAGCAGGCATTGGCGGAAGGCGGCAGTGTCACGACGCTCTGCCGATGGAGCCCGGCGAAGATCAAGCGGATGATCGCGGAAGGAACGCTTGAAAAAGATGCGGCAGAAGACCTTATCTCCGAGCTGCGCAAAGGCGAGCGCTCTGAACAGCGAGTTGATAAGGCGAAAGAAATGGTGGACGCAGCGGGGGTCAAAGGCGATTCTCGCGGTAAGTTTGCTCTCGTTTACCGGACTTGGACTTACCTCACTATTGACGGTGAACGGCGTCTTTGTCTCGCCTACTACGGCGGGAAGGAGCGCATACTTAGTTGTAAGCGCAATCCTTTTTGGAGCGATCGTATCGACATTTTTTCTGCTGCCGCCGATAAGGTGGACGGATCGTTCAAAGGATGCTCGCGGATCAAGCCGGGAATAGCTGATCTCCAAATCCAGGCGAACGATGCTTGCAACGAAGCGATGGACAGCGCGGCCTATGCGCTTATGCCCATCGTCATGACCGACCCCGAAAAGAATCCGAAGACCGGGCAGATGGTCTTGACGATGGCGGCGGTGTGGGAAACCTCGCCGAACGATACGCAGTTCGCCAGCTTCCCACCGTTGTGGAAAGACGGAATGGAGATCGTTGCTATCGCCAAGCAGGAAATCTTCCAGGCGTTGAGCGTCAACCCGGCGCAGATCACCGGACACGCGGGCCGCGGCGCGAAGCGGCCGACACAAGCGGAGATCGCCAACGAACAACAGATCGACATCCTGACGACCGCCGATGCGGTCACGGTGCTCGAAGAGGAAATCTTCACCCCGATGCTTCGGTTCATGCTTGAGCTGGACCATCAGTATCGAGACAAGCCGTTGCGAGTGCGCCAGTATGGCGAGACGGGGATGCGGTCGAACATGATCGAAATCCCGCTCGTGCAAATGGACAAGCTCTATTCGTTCCGCTGGTACGGGGTGGAGGCTGCGCGCAACGCGCAGCAGCTTCAGCAGCAGATCGCGGGGCTGAATGTGCTGCGCGGCATTCCCCCGCAGATGTTCCCCAATTACAAGCTCGACCTTGGGCCGGTGCTCTCGCAGATGCTTGAAAACCTGTTCGGGCCGCGCCTCGCGCCGCTGACCTTGCGCGACGCGCGCATGGAGCTGTCCTTCGACCCCAAGACCGAGAACAAGTTGCTACGCGATGGCTTCACCGTCCCCGTCCACATTCTCGACAACCACATGCAGCACGTCCAGGCGCATCAGGAAGAGGCGCAGGCTACCGGCGATCCGACCGGAGCGTTCCGGGTGCACATCATGGCGCACATGCAGGCGATGCAGCAGCAACAGGCGCAGCAGATGCAGGCTTCCCAGCCACAGGGAGGGCCGCCAGGAGGCCAGCAGGGCGGAGGGGGGCCGAGAGTAGGGGCGACGCCTGGAGCGCCGCGTGGGGGCCAGCAGCCTCCTGGGGCGATCCATTTGGATCGGATGAAAGATCCGAGGGTTATGCCCAGGGCTTGACACACTGTTGCCTTTAGTGCGTAACGATGTTATCAACTAACATAGTTGTGGAGGCTCGGAAATGAACCCGACCACATCGATGTGGGTAAACATCGCGGCGACCGTCATATCCGCTCTTGTCGGATGCAGTGCCGAGTTCACCGATCTATTCGGTGAAAGTCACGCCAAGCGGATCATGGCGGGCGTCGGCCTTGCGGGCGTCGTCATCGGTGCAGTGAACACGGCGCTTCATGCCACTTCCACGAATCAACCGGGGCCGCTCGCCAAATGAAAATCACTCTTCTGCTTCTGACGCTGCTTGCGCTCACCGCCTGCAACTCCGCTAATGGGCTGACCAACCTCAGCGGGGAAGTTGCCGGGTGCGCGATCCTCAACGCTGGGATGCACATGACGGCGTCGTGCACCTACCCGTAAGGAGCTATTCGTGACCGACCTCAACGTCTACCTCCCCACTGTCACAGTTCCAATTTTCTATCCGCGTGGCGCGCTGCCGCTGGAGGAAATCTGCAAGCGTGGCGGTACGATCACTGACGTTGCAGGCGGCTGGCTCGTCATTTACGCGACCTGACAGGAGTCGGAGTTGTGGCAGATGAAGACAACGCTTGGCACGTAGACAAGAAGGTGCCGATCACCTTACTCGCAGCCATAATAATCCAGACCTTTACTTTTGGTTGGTGGGCGGCGACGATAAGCGTTCGCGTTACTAATCTGGAGGGCGTAACAGCGGTTCAGGCGACGGAGTTTGCCAAGCTGAACGTAGCTCGCGAAGATTTACGGTTGCAACTGTCTTCTATTCAGGTGCGCGTAGATCAAGTGTTGACTGCTGTGAAGACCCCTCAGGAAACAAGCCCGCCCCGTCCCCATTGACACAATTCAGAACTGGACTGTATAAGGCATGAGCATGGCGACGGATCGTGACCCAAATCCCCCGGAAACCGAAGAGGTTGATGATGCGCTCATTGACCTTGAGGATGATTCCGGCGTTGTGGATGAGCCCGGCGAACAGGTCGGCGAAGGCGAAGAGCCTGATGAAGTAGAAGCCCGCCCGGCTCGCCAGCGTGCCGATTATCGGGAAATCGCCCGGCAGGAAGCAGAGCACCGGGCGCGTGTGGAGCGCGAGCTTGCGGAGCTTCGTGCCCAAGTTCAGCAGCGCCAGCAGCCACAGGGCGAATCGGAAGAAGCCTTCGAGCTTCGGATGCAAGTGCTCCCGACCGGAGATCAGGTCAGAGAGCGACTTGCTCGTGCAAACCGACAGCATCAGCACGAAATGCTGATGACGCGCCTTGCCGCCGCTGATATGGCGGATCGTGCTTCGTTTACGGCGAAAGCTGTGAGCAACCCTGTTTTCAAGAAATACGAGACGGAGGTTGAGCAGATTCTTCGCGCTGAGCGGCAAGCAGGGCGCGACTTCCCTCGCGAGACGGTCTTGGCCTTTGTGCTCGGCAAAAAGGTCATGGAGAACCGGGGCAAGATGGATACTGCGCGGCAGCAGGGCCAGCGGCGCATCGCGCAACAGCAGGCCCGCGCCCCCGACGCGCGCTCCGACCAAGCACCGAATCGCCAGCGGCAGCGTTATGCCGCAGACGACATGTCGCCCGAAGCCGTGAGACATAGGTTATCCCAACCCGGCGTCTTCATCTGAGGTAAATCGCTATGCCCGTAAATATGGCGGCAAACTTTTCGAGCGATGTTGAAGCGTTTATCGCTCAAGAAACGCTCCCACTTGCCCGGCGACAACTGGTTCTCTATCAGTTCGGCGACCCTCTTACACTGCCTAAAGGCCGGGGCGTGGTGTATCAGGCAGCTCGATACAATCGTGTTCCTCTACCGTTTGCGCCGACGAGTGAGGGCGTCCCGCCCGTTGGGCAGACGATGACGGTGACGATGGTGTCGGCGACGGCGGTTCAGTGGTCCGACAAGATCACGCTGACCGACATCGCCGAAATGACCATCAAACATCCGGTGTTCCAGATCGCCAAACAGCTTTGCACACTGGCGGTCGCGGAAACCTTGGAGCGCAACACTAACAACAATATTCTCGGCGGCACGCAGATCAATTACGTGAACTCGCGCGGTGCCCGTGGTTCGTTGGTCACAGGCGACGTGCTGAACTTGCACGAGATCAACCGGATGCAGGGCGCTCTTTCAACGCTCGGCGCGATCCGGTTCATGGGCGACGAGCAGACGGATATGAAGCTCGACGCCGACGCTGGCGGCGCACGCGCGTCGAACAACCCGCGGCAGATGCCACATTACACGGCAGTCCTTCATACGCTCTGCGAGCAGGACTTGCGGGAAAACTCCACCTTCGTCCTCGCGTCCGCCTACTCGGACATCAACAAGCTTTACAACGCCGAAGTCGGCGAACTCGGCGGCGTTCGGTTCTGCTCTTCGAATATGGTGCCCTTCTGGACCGGCTACGCTCAGGTGAACGGAACGGCGGGCTCGGCGGGCAATCTCGCGACGGCG